GCAACACCGCCAAAGTTGGTAAGCGCAGTCTGTGCCGCCTGCTGCATCGGCGACGGAGCAGCAGCAACCTGAGCAGCAGTCAAATCACGCCCGTACATTCTAGCCTGCTGTTCTTGAATCGCGCCGATCCGTTGAGCGGGTGTGATGAACATGCTGCTCACTGAGAACGGTTGGGCCATTCCAAATGCTCGCTGCTGCTGGATAAAGTTCTGAGCCTGAGCAAGACCCTGATTCTGAATCTGCATTGATGTCAGACCCAAGTCGCGCGCAGTAAGCGAACGACCAAATCCAGAGCCAGCACCGAATCCTCCAGACAAAGCTCGTCCAGCAGTCGAGCGTTGAACCTGAGCGGAAACCTCGGGCGAAAGCTCACCGCGCAACGCTGCGCCGATATTCTGACCAGCCTGCTGAACGATCTGGTCATAGCCAGGAATCGCACGTCGAAGCTGAGTTTCAAGCAATGACTGTTCGGCTGCTGTCGTCCGCTGAGCAAGTTGGGTGGCAGGTTCAAGCGAAGCAATGTTCTGCTGAATTGCCTGTTGCTGCTCACGCGCAAAATCAATCGGCTTCAGCTCAGGAACCTTCGGCTTACGTCCGCCGAAAAGCCCACCGAGCAAGCTCCCAACGCCGGAGATTGCCGCTCCGCCCAAAATTGCCGTTCCCGGGTCGATCATAAATTATCCTTTAGGTTCAGAACCATTGAGAAAACCCTCCGCCATTCAACCCGACTCCGACCATTCGGATGGTTGCCACAGCGTCGCCCAAATACTGCATCGTCTGCTCCTGCACAGCTTGAACAGCTTTGGCTTCGTAGGCCACTGCTTCCTGAATCAAATCGTTCTCCTCCTTGCGAATCGCCATGACCATCAGCTTGATGGCGTCGGGACACGGGGGAATGAGGTAGTCATTGACGCTCGTCGCGTTGATGTGGCGCATCTTCGCCATCACCGTTACCGGCTTGTCATCCTCGTTGTTGCAGCGATCAGCGAGGTAACTGCGACGATACTGCGGCAGAGTTTCATCAGGGTCGTAAACTGCCAGATCCAACTCTAGCAGCGTCGTCGCATCGTACTCGTACAAACGGCTTGCCGTGTTCGTGGCTTCGCGGATGACGCCGGTCAGAGTGGTGAACTTCTTGGTCGATTGAGTGTACGGCAAAGCAAGCGTTAGCTTTTCACCGTCGATCCAGACGCCTCCGGATTGCGTTCGAATCCATTGACCGTTTTGATCAACACCTTGCAGCGTGATGGTTTTGCCAACATCCGAAGCGTCGCCAGGGTAGACTCGAAGATAACTGTTAGTACCGCCAGACATGTCGCGGTAAGAAACCACAGTGCCACGGTCAATAAGCTGCTTGCCGACGCACACTTGGTTTCCATTGAGAAGTCCGTATCCGGTTTCCTGAAACTCGAACCATTGATTGCGAACCGTTCCAACCCCGCAGCAATCGGCAACAGCTTCAATCGTCTCGATCTGACGCGGCCAAGTGATGCAGCCTCCGACCGTGTGAATCGTGAAGCGTCCGTACGCGCCAGCCCACAAACCCTTGTGAAGCAGTCGTCGGCACGCCTGATTGATGTACTCGTAAACGCGAGCGTCATCGACGCAAACGCCGATAGCCCGAGCAATCGTTGACCTGATATCTTGGACGATCAGCTTCATTTGGTGTAGTAGACTCGGCCAGTTCGCTTGATGAAGTAAACACCGTAGAACGGCGGAAGATTGTTGTGGGCCGCATCGCCGCCGGACGAAGTGGTCGGCAACAAGTTGGCGACACCTTCTGTACGGTTCGTTGCGCTGAACAAACTCGTATCAGCCGATCCGCGCTGGGCGAGGTTGATGTACTGGTCGAGAATCTGATGCGTATGCGACGGCATCTCGGAGGTGACAAGCGTGTGCTTGTCCTCACCGGCAACAGCGGTCGATGTGGTTGTTCCATTGACGCTAACAACTCCACTCGCCGCGAACGTGCCAACTCCAACCGGGAATCGAGCTTCGAAAGCTGTGTCAATTTCCCACATCGAACCGGCGTAAGGATTGCCGGAATAAACGGTTCCGTCACCGCCGTCGTATGAAAGGACATCAGCACTTGTTCCCACGAAGATGCGACGCTCGCTTCCACCGGCGGCAACAGGGTTTTGTCTCGCCCAATAACCTCCCTGAAAAACCCACCAGTTGCCGTTGTTATCCAACCACGGGTAAACCTGATTGTTTAGCGCCGGAACAGATGCACCGAAGTTGAAGAACGAGTTTCCAATCGAACTGTTGAACGTCGCCTGGGTGCCGCTGATGACATCGTTGGCCAACTGCTGGTAATTGGACGGGCAGTACCCGATGGGCAAACTCGGGGGCGTCAGCGTGATGAGCGTAAGGTTTGGCATTCTGTTTCTATGGGTTGACAGATTCCGACGTGTAAGTCAGCGGGTTGATATCGCACGCACTGATCGGTGTGCATGCAGGGAACACCGTCCGGCAATCCCCAACACTCGGCTCCTGAATATCGTAAGCGTGAACTCGAAGACTCTTGATGCGGCAGTATCCGATGATGTTCATCGCAACCTGAACCTCGTAAAGATTCCGAGCCGGAGTGCTGATCGTCTCGTTGCACGGAGCATCTGAAGGCGTCGGGAAACGCATCTTCGGACGATACTGCGGCTTGAAGTTTTGAATCGGGCAAAGATCCAAACACTGCGTCGTCGTCGCGCACTCAGAAAAGTCAGTCCACTCAATCCAGCCAGGATACTGATCAGGCCGATAGGTGACGCTGAAGGAGACATCACCCTCAAGCGAGTCGATGAACAAGTCGCCCGAATCCAGTCGCTTCAATCCAAACGGAACTTCGAAGTTGTAGGCGCGAGTCTGCACCTGCCACTCAATCTCCTTCTTGCCATCCGGGATATTGTTATCGAACTTGTCCGCCTTGGTGACTTCCCAGATTTGAATCGAGTCATCCGATCCGCGAGCGATGCAGAAGCACTGATCGCCATAAGCGTTCTCAGTCTTGACGATCTGAAGCACATCAAGTCCGGTCCAGATTCCCGACCACGCAGGCGGAAACTTTTTCCGCATCGACGTAATCAGGTCGAAGTCCAAGACAGCCAACGCCTTGTGAATGACACCCTCGGCATTGTACCGAGGCTGGCAGGTCATCAGGAGGCGATTGTCGAACACAACCGCAGAACTGGCCCACAAGAGATTCGTTTGATCGTTCTCGATGACATTCAGCATCTCACTGCTGATCGGGGTGTTGCCCCAGTCGGTGAACGAGCGTCGAGCAATGATGAACGAGCGGACGCCATCGACAGCGCGGTAGAAGACATCGCCATTGATGGTGATGGCCGACCGAGAACCAAGCGCACCGCTCGTAAGCAAGCTGATGGCTTGAATCGGATAGTTCAGGTTCTTCCAAACATCACGATCAACAGGCGCTTGAACCGAGAAGACGTATCGAGGCGTGAAGACTAGAAGCGGACCTTGGCCGAGCGAGGTGTCAGGATCGCCTGGGACAGCCATCGCTGTGATACCCCCTGAATCCGACGGAACCGCAAAGTCTCCGCCTTCATTGAGGAAGGTGTTCTCGGTTTCCTTGAGAACACTTGCTCGCGTTCCATCCCCATAAACGATGTCGGTAGCGCGGAATGAAAACCCATCTGGAAGAGCGTACCAGATACGGCCATTGACGTAGGCCATAACCTTGCCGGTCTTGATTTCGTCGTCGCTCGCTCGACGTAGACTTGTCCCGTTAAAGATCAGTGGCCTGCTAAACCCATCCTGAATGACAACAAAGTTCTCAGCTTGAACCATCCAGCCATCTAGCAGGTTGGAAGGATTCTCTAGGTCAGGAGAAGTTGTGAGGCTCTGAGCATTGTTCTGAAGGCAGTTGTAAAGCCACACTTTACCACTGATCAGCATCAGTATGAACGTGCGTCCATCGTCGGCAATGTAGGGCAGCGCACACTGGAACGTGCCGGTTAGCGACTGAGGTCCATAGCAGTCCTCCGACCAGCCATCAGCGGTGACGTTCGTCTGGTCAGCGGTAATCTGATCGTTGTCAGCCGTGATGGTGACGCACAGGTCGTAATCTTTTTGAACGAAGCCGGGGCGGCATGAGACAAACCCCTGTCGGAAGTTGGCATTGACCGCAAACGCTACCTGATTCTTGTCCACCTCAGACGGCATCACGCCAGCGTCAATGCCACCCTCAAAGGTGACAGTTCCGTCCGTGTACCTCCGTGGTGCGCGTTCGCTCATGGTTTAAGCCTGAATACGCTGGACAGAGAATGAGGAGCCTTGATCGATGTAGAGATTGTGGTCCGTGCTAACCAACACCTCGTAAAAATCGGTTAGAGCTGTCGCCTGATCAATGTAAGTAAGAGATAGTGGATGGTATCCATTATTTGTCACATTGAATGGTTTTGACACTAAAATATCAGATCCGTTCTTTCTGAGAAAAACAGTCACAGTTGCGGTTGTTGATACCGCATCAAGATTAAAGTATGCGTCTATCCTGTAGTAGCCAATGTACGGAACCGTAAATCGGCCACTTGATGCCGTGAACCCTGAGGCTGAATCTAGCCCAACGTAAGACGCCGTGGTGTAAACAGATGTGCTGTACGGATTGCTTCCTGAAGTTGGGCTGACATTTGGCGCATTTGCCGCTCCAAGACCAGTCACCCTCCGCGTAAACGTGACATAGCTGAACGGGACAATCGACGGAGCTGACAGCGTGATGTTTCCGGCGCTGTTCGTAACGACAATCGGAGCCGTTCCAACAATCTCCTTCTGAAGATAAGCCGCTCCGTCGCCGACCAGAATCTTGTTCGCGGGGGCGGTCGTCAGGTTTGTGCCACCTTGAGCAATCGGAACCGTGCCGGTGACATCGGCAATAGGAATCGTGGCAACCGTCGAAACCGCGCCAAAGCCGCTCGACCCTTGAGTTTTAACGTATCCAGCGGCCAATGAATCGAGAGCAGTCTCGTTTGTCAGCGTTCCATCCGCAGTGCGGCAAATGTAAGACGCACCAACCGGAGCGCCGCCAGATGCACCGGGAGCGCCAGTCGCGCCAATCGCTCCAGCAAGGGTGATAAGTGAGCCAGTCGGAATCAGCGTAGTGGGAACAGCGTTGGCAATTCCGAGAACTCCAGAAGCGGGGTTTTGAAGCGTCAGTTGCAAGCCATCAACCGACGTAACCTGCATGTAGCCAAGACCTTGAATCGAGACAAAGAACTGACCGGCAACCGATTCTGGCAGAAATTCGGTATTATCAACGAAAACGAGGACACTCGAACCAAGAGCGGGTACAAAGAATGGCGCAGTCGTGTAAGTAAACGAATCAATACCATCCGTTCCATTGGTGCCGTTGGTTCCAGCCGGACCTTGTGGGCCGGGGATATTCACGACTACCGGCTCGGAGTCGCAAGGCTGGCAACAGCCGGATGAAGAAGCAAGTTGCGACGGCATAATTTTCCTTTCGCAGAACCTCAAGTCCAACGACAACTAATGCAAGGCCAAACTATGGCAGAGCAAGCGTCCGAGCATCCATTGATTCAGCATAAGTACGGGATTCGTTCACCCGTCAAGATTCCAGACCTAGAACTGGAACTTTACGCATTCCGAAACCGGCTCCAACCCAATGAGGGCGGACTGGGTACTTTCGACCATTTTGTTAACGCCACCAAAATGCTCTGGCCAAAGATGAGCTGGAATCCATGGCTTGAGGCTCAGGTCGAAAGTCTCTGCGAACACGATTACGTTGGGTGGGCGGGATGCGGCGCGAGCGGAAAGACCTTTGGTGCAACGCTTTTCGCTACGGTCTGGTGGTTGGCCAACCCTTCCAAGACAACCGTTGTCCTGACATCGACGACCGCGAAGATGATCCGCAAGCGTATGTGGGCCAATCTTCAGGATCTGGTTCGTAAGTCGCGAGGATTTCCAGGCAACATGGTCGATTCAAAGATGGCGCTTCAGGCCATCAAAGGCGACGACCGTCATTCGATTTCAGCCATTGCCGTCGCCGAGGGAAACACTTCGAAGGCAGTGGCCAACATCCAAGGTATTCACGCCGAGCGGGTGATGGTCATCATCGATGAAGCAACGGACACGCCCGAAGCAGCTTTCGAGGCTTGCACCAATCTTTCGAAGGGTTGCCGCGAGTTTAAAATGTTGGTCATCGGAAACCCGGCCTCGAAGTACGACCCACACGGTCGATTCTGCACACCAGCAAAGGGTTGGCGCAGCGTCACGATTGAAGATCAGCATTGGCTGACCGAGCGCGGCATGTGTCGGCGGTTCGATGGCATGAAGTCGCCGAACATCAGTGAAGGGCGAACAAAGTACCCATATCTCATCACGCACGATCAGGTCTTGTCGGCAATGAGGCATGAGGGTGAGCAAAGCCCCACATTCTGGAAGTACACACGCGGATTCTGGAGTCCTGACGGCATGGTCAAGACAGTGTTGTCAGAATCGCTGATTGAGACGCACACACCTACAAGGAACTTGGTGTTTACAACCAATGTCCAAATTGTCGCCGGACTTGATCCGGGTTTTGGTGGCGATAGATGCGTTCTTCGTTTTGCTAAGATTGGCACCGCAAACGACAAGGCGAGCGTACTCTTTGGCGATGTAGTTCAAATCTCACCGAATGCCGCGCTGACTGAGCCGGTGCATTACCAGATAGCCAATCGAGTTAAAGAGGAATGTGCCAAGCGCGGCGTTGCGCCGGACAAATTCGCTCTGGATTCTAGCGGTGAAGGCGGCGGATTGGCCGACATTCTGACCCGCGAATGGGGTGTTGTTCATCGCGTTGAGTTTGGCGGTTCTCCGTCAACTATCCCCGTAAGCGACGAGGATAGTCGGCCATGCAATGAGGCATACGACCGCAAGGTGACAGAACTCTGGTTCTCGATGCGGAAATGGGTCGTCGAGGAGCGTGTCGGCGGTATGGATATCGAGACATTGCAGGAGTTCTGCTCACGCATGTTCGACGATTCCAAGCGGAAGATATCGGTCGAATCCAAGACCGTGATGAAGCAACGAACCGGAAAATCACCTGACTTGGCCGACGCTGCTGTAGTCTTGCTTGATCTAGTCCGCAAAACCGCCTCATTCGAACCGCGAGCAAGCAGAATGGATAAAGTCTGGGAAAAGCTCGTTCGAGATGCTGATTCAATTTATTACGACGACTTATGAGCAGTAACGTCACCGGATACAAAGTACTGAACGAACACATGGTCATCCCTGGCGGGTGGCATTACCGCGTCCCCGAAACCGGCATTGAAATCATGGGCGGATCATGGCCGCAGCTCCATGAGTTTGTTCGTAACCATTACACAGCCAATGCGATTAAAATTCCCGAAAATCTCGACACATTAATCACCGAGTATTCGTGTCGTAACGGTGCCGACTGCATGTACAACGAAGTTGAAATCCGTAAGCCAGAAGGCCGTAAATCCCTACAAATTGGCGATGTAATCCGCTTTAGCATGAGCCTGCTCCATGGTCTGACCGTGGGTGGTGGCAAGGTTGATCAGGCAGAAGCCACGCGCAGGGCGTCAATCTGCTCAACTTGTATCTATAACCGCAAGCCGCTCGGATGCACGGGGTGCAACGCTCGGGTGCTAAAAGAAGCGGTCAAAACCTTTTCCCAGCATGGAAGTACACCGCTAGACGAAAACCTGCAAAGCTGCGAATTTTGCGGTTGCTTTATCAGAAGCATGGTGTGGTTTCCCATTGAAACACTC